CCAGCCGCCGGCCCGATGGCGTGACCGGACGCAACCGCGAGGCCCCAAGCACGGGGTTTCGTGGAAGTGGCGGGGGAAGTCCCGCAACCTCGACGAACTGCTCGAACACGCGCACGAGGGCGTCACCCGGGCCGCCCTGCGATTCCGCCTCACGTCGGGATGGAAGATCGAGGAGGCCCTTTCCCGGCCGCTGATGTCCAGGGCTGAGAGCGGGCTGATCGGCGCCAACAAAGTGAACCAGAGAGGAAGGAAGGCATGAGAATCGACGTTCGATCAGACATTCGAGAGGTAACGCGAGGGCTCACCGACCTACAGCGCACGGTGATCCCCAAGGCCACGCAACAGGCCCTGAACAGGGTAGCGCCCACGGTCAAGACTGCCACCGTGCGAGCCCTCCAAGCACGGCTGAAGCTCAGGAATCAGGCGGGCCTTAGAACCTCGATCCGCGTCGTGAAGGCCCAACAGGGAAACCTCACGGCTGAGGTCGGCACGGCCGATCGCTCGATCAAGATGGACGAGACCCGCAATGCCTTGGTGCGCGTGACGAGGAAGCGCACGACAGGCGGCGGATCGAGGAAGGTCACAACCGTGCTCTTCAAAGGCGTGAAGCTCGACGGTGTGATCCAAGTCACGCTCTCGCCCTTGCGCTCGATCAGGAAGAAGGACGGCGGGCGCTACTCGTCGGGTAAGCGAAGCCAGCGGATCGCGCCGGTCTATGCCTACACCCAAGTGCAGGAGCTGATCAAGGCCGAGATCGACAGGGAGCAGGAACGGCTCGGGGCTCAACGGTTCGGCATCGAGTTCGACCGGGCACTTGCGGAGGGGCTACGCAGGCTCAGGCTCTGAAGATAGGGTAACAACCATGTCAAGCATTCGCTCAAGGCCATGACATACAACGCCCAAGCCTCCCCCCACCCCCCGGGGTTTGGGTCCTTCCGAGGGCACCCCCCAACGAGCGCGACGAGCCCGCAGAATTTCACTAGGCACAATTCCCTCGCGAGGGGGTGGTGGCGGGACAGAAGCCATACCAACCGAGAAGCAAAATGAGACCCGAAACCCTGGCAAAATAAATGCGAGATTCTCGAATTACCGCTTGACCGACCCCGGCCAAAACCCGCGATTCCAGGCCGAAAAGAAAAGCGAGATTCTCGCAAATAGTTCTTGAAGTAGAGCGAGAATCTCGTATGGTTTCTTTGTTGAGGGTGAGCACGCCGCGAGCCCCAACCAACCCCAACCAATCCCAGAAAACACGAAAATGAAAACGCTCCCATTCCTGACCACGCAGAACATCGAAACCGGATTCCGGGCCGCCAAAGCCGCCGCCTTCGCTGCGGGTTTGAAATACGAGATTGAGGTCGGCAACTGCTCACTCAGTGATTTTGCATGGTTCGGAACCGAAGCCGAAGCTCGCGACGCCAAGCCCCTTTTGGATCAGGCTTGGAGCAACGAGGATGAGGTCGGCACCGTTGAGTTCGACGCCATCCGCCTGCTTGGCACCGACGAGGACGGTGACCACGACGAAACCCTCGACGAAGAAATTTGATGACCTTCGCCGCCAAACTCAAAGCGGAACGCGCCCGCCTCGGACTCAGCCAGTCCGGGGCGGAAGCCCTCCTCGATCTCGGAAAAGGACAGGTGACCGCCTGGGAAACCGAACGGAACACGCCCCACATTCTCACCCAAGAAGGCACCCTCGCCCGCCTCGCAAAAATCAAGACCCCGAAGCCATGAAGACCGAAACCAACACCGACCGCGTCACGATCACCGCCCTCTCGCGGCCATTGGACGGGATGACCCACCGCGTTCGCACCCCGCTGATGCCGTCCGGCATCTTGGTTGCATCTCTCGACGACGCCCGCCGGGTCGCCGCTGGCTTCACGCCTGCCGATGGTCGGCCGGTCGAGGTCATCGAAACCCCCGCCAAGGTCGCGCCATGAAGGAAACCCTTTCGCGGACGTGCCCGAAATACCTGGTCAAACACTACAGCCGCCGGGGGGCTGACGACTTCCTCGCCGAGTTTGTGCCCGGATCGGAAATGATGGGCCTCACCAACGGCCAGTTTTCCCTCGCCGACCTCCTCGAATCGCTGGTCGACTGGTGCGGGGGCTCCGTCCGGTCGATTGACATCGCGACATGGACCGCGAGCGGATACGACGCCGCCCGGATGCTCTCGCTCGTCGAGTCGGGGAAATGCGGCCGGATGCGATGGGTCGTCGACGACATCTTCACCCGCCGGCAGCCGCAGCTTTCGCGGGCTCTGCTGACGGCCGGCTCCGAGATTCGGATCCTGAAGACCCATGCGAAATTCGCGATCCTGCGAGGGGAAAGGGAATGCGTGCTCCGCACCTCGATGAACCTCAACGCCAACCCTCGTCTTGAGTTCTTCGAGGTCTCGGACTCCCCGCAGCTCGTCGAGTTCTTCGCCGGCCTCGTGGACAAGGTCTATGCGAACGACGAGAATCGCCGGGTGCGACTGGCCGATATTCCCGACGAGGAAGATTCCTGGCTGACTGGCCTCGATCTCGAATGAAGGTCCCATTGCCAAAGCTGGCCAAGTTGATTGGCGAAACGGTCGAAGCCTTGGAAGGTCTCCAAGGCTCGATCCTGACCGATGGGGCCGAGGTCGAGCTTGAGGTCTCGGTCCTGGCTTACTGCAACTGGCTCCGGGCCGGCGGCAAGGTCCGGCAGTCGGTCGAGGTCGAGATCCGCGCCGAGCAGCTCGCCAAGCTCCGCGCCGAGCGGACGATCGCGGAGGCCAAGGCCGGCAAGGTCGGCATGACGCTGGCCGACGCCGCCGGCCAACTTGCCAGCGGGATGAATCTCACCCAGGCCCGCGACTTCCTTGGCAAGAAGGAGGACACTTTGAAAAGCTGGTTTTCCAAGGGCTGCCCGGTCGAGCGCCCTGGTGGGGGCTACGCCATCAAGCTGTCGGAGGTTTTCGACTGGCGAATCCAGCACGAGCGCACGCTTTTGCAGGCACCGGAGGCCGCGGGACAGGTTGGTGTGATGCACCTTGAAGCCGAACGCGCGATGCTTGCCCGATCCCAACGCGAGGCCGTCGAGATGGCCAACGCCGTGCGGCGCAAGGAATTGGTCGAGGCGTCGGCCGTTGAACGCGAATGGGGCTCGGTCATGGAGATTATCCGCGGCAAGCTCCTCCCGATCGGCGGCAAGGTCGGCGCGATGATCGGCGGCAAGGTCGGGCGCACGGTCAAGGCCATGATCGACGACCTGATCCACAAGGCGCTGACCGCGCTGGCAACCGGGACCGAAGCCGATGATTGACCTCCTCCGTTCCCGCGCTCTCGGCCGGCTGATGCCTCCGCCGAACCTGCTCCCGAGCGAATGGGCAAACCGGCACCGGAAGCTCTCCCCCGAATCCTCGGCCGAGCCCGGAGACTTCGACATCAACCGGACCCCCTACATGCGGGAGATTTTGGACACGGTGAAGGATCCCGCCATTGCCGCCGCGTGGTTCATCAAATCCTCGCAGGTCACGGCCTCGGAGAATCTAAACAACCTCGTCGGCTACCTTGTCGACTGCGACCCGTGCCCGATGCTCTTCATGCTCCCGACGATCGAGCTCGCCGAGGACTATTCGAAAGACCGGCTCGAGCCCATGTTTCGCGACACGCCGCGCCTTCGGGACAAGCTCGATCCGCGGGAGAAGAAGAGCGGCAACACGATCCGCCACAAGCGGTTCCCGGGCGGCTTGCTGCAGCTTGTCGGCGCGAACTCCCCGAGCGGCCTGCAGTCCCGCCCGATCGCGAAGGTTTTCGCCGACGAGGTCGACCAATATCCGCGCAACTCAGGCAAGCAGGGCGACCCGATCGGCCTCGCCCGCCGCCGGCAAGAGACCTTCCCCGAGAAGTTCTTCTTCGGGACCGGCACGCCAACGGTGAAAGGCGCGAGCCGGATCGAGCGCGGGTTCTCCTCGGGCGACTGCCGGGAATACCGGGTGCCGTGCCCCAGGTGCGACCAGCATTTCGCGATCGAGGTCGAGCACTTCGCGAAGGACGATCCGAGCGACCCTCACTTCGGGCAGGTCCGGTGCCCCGCCTGCGAGGGGTGGATCGAGGAGCACGAGCGGTTCATGATGATCCGCGACGCGAAGGCCGGCGGCTCGGCCTACTGGCACCCGACCAAGGCCGCCGACTCCTCCGAGATTCGAAGCTGGCGCATCTGGTCGATCTACTCGCCGTTCAAATCGTGGCGCGAGATCGCCGACGAGTGGCAGGCCGCCAAGGGCGACGCCGAGGCCGAGCAGGTGGTCACCAATACGCTCTTCGGGAAATCCTACGTTTTCCAGACCGCAGAGGTGGATCACGAAGCCCTCTTCAAGCAGCGCGAGGACTACGACGGCCAGCGCCTGCCGAACGCGGTCGAGGTCATCACGGTCGGCGTCGACACCCAAGACGACCGCTTCGAGCTCGAGTCTGTGGGCTGGGGTCTCGGCGAGGAGTCGTGGTCGATCGAGTTCGCGACCATCGACGGCGATCCGGCCGAGGAATCCACGCGGGAGCGGCTCGACCGCTACCTCGCCGAGTCCGTGTTCACGCGGGAGGACGGCAAGACCCTGACCGTCTCGGCCGCGTTCATCGACTCGGGCGGCCACCGAACGGACGACGTTTACAGCTTCGTTCGCGGGAAGCAGTTCCGCCACATCTACGCTTGCAAGGGCTCCTCGACGGTCGGGCAACCCGTGTTCGCCCGGTTCTCGGGCCAGAAGAAAGCCCGGATCCGGCTGGCGATCGTCGGCACCGACACCGCGAAGGAGGCGATCTATTCCCGCTTGGCCAAGGGCTCCGAGACTCGCGGCAAAATGCACTTCCCCCTCACCTACTCGCGGGAATACTTCTCGGGCCTGACCTCGGAAGAGAAGATTGTGACCTGGAAGAGCGGCACGCCGCGGGTCGAATGGAAGAAGCGGAAGGGCGTCGACAAGGCGCGAAACGAGCCGCTCGACGTTCGCGTTTATGCCCTCGCCGCGCTCCGATCCCTGCCGATGGCGAGCCGCAAGCTCCGATCGGGCCGCACCTACGAGCTGAAGCGGCCGGCGAAGCAGGGCAAGAGCGATCCGGCGCCGGCCGCCGATCGGCCCGAAGCACCCGCCGAGCAAGCTCCCGCGCCCCAGGCGAGGCCCGCCGCGGCCGTCAAGCGCGTCACGCCCGCCCGCCGGCAGCAGCGCCGGGGCGGCTGGTGGGGCGGGTGAGCCGCGACAGGCTGCCCAATGGCGGCCGAATACAGCACCACCGCGGGCGACACGCTCGACTTCAACTTCGCCTTCGCCGACTACCCGGCCCCGACGTGGGTCGCGACCGTGCATCTTCGCTGCGGGTCGAGCAAGTTCACGAAGGTTCTCGGCGCGAGCGGGTCGAGGCACGTCGGGACCATCCTCCCGGCCATCACCGCGGCCTATCCGCCGGGGCTCTATGACCTGACCGTCACGGTGACCGATGGGACCGAGCGGGCCGTCGCCAAGGAATCCACGCTCGCGATCAAGCCCGATCCCGCCGCCGCCACCATCGCATTGACCGAGTGGGAGCAAGCCTTGGTTCAAACCAAGGCCGCGATGGACGCGGTCCGGGCTGGTGAAGGGGTGCAGTCCTACACCATCCAGACCCAAGCAGGCTCAAGAAACATCAATCGCATGAGCCTCGATTCGCTTGAGGAGCACTGCTTGTGGCTTGAGCAGCGGATTGATCGCGACCGGATCAATCTCGGATTGAAGCCAATAAAGCGTCGGCTGTGGCGCGTCGGAAACCGCTTTACCCCATGAACCTGCCCGCCCTTTTCCGCCGTGGTGCCGCCCCGGCGCCGACCGAGCCCGTCGTTCGCCTGACCCGTGCCGACATCCCGCCGCGCCGGTTCGATGAATCCGCCGCGGATCCCGCCCGCTCCGCTCCGCGCCCTGGCCGATCCGGTCGCCGGTTCTACTCGGCCGGCTCGACGAGCGACTGGCTTTCGTGGGACACGCTCAACGTCTCGCCCGACGCCGCGCTCTACTTCAATCTCGACCGCATCAAGGGCCGGTGCCGCGACCTCGCCCGGAACAACGACTACATCCGCGAGTTCCTGCGCCTGCTCGAAAGCAACGTCGTCGGCCCGAACGGCTTCACGCTCCAGGGTCGGCGCTACGCCGGGAACACCCTCGACAAGGCCTTCAACCAGCAGCTCGAAGCCCACTGGAAGCGGGCAAACAAGCTGAAGAACGCGCCCTCGACCTGCCGCGGCATGACCGGCCGGGAGATCGGGAACCTGTGGATCCGCACCCTCGCGACCGATGGCGAGGTGTTTGAAATCTACTTCCCCGGCCACGGGAACCGCTACCGCTTCGCCTCGCGCATCGTCGACTCCTCGCTGATCGACAGCACGAAGAACGAGCTGCTCCCGAACGGGAACCGGATCCGCATGGGCGTCGAGATCGACGAGCACGGGGCGCACGTCGCGTACTGGGTTCTGAATCACCACCCGACAGACATCAACTTCGCGACGGTCAGCCGTGCGACCCATACCCGCTACACCTCGGCGCAGGCTCGCCTGACCTTCCTCAAGGAATTCCCCGGGCAGACGCGCTCGGTCTCGTGGTTCGCCCCCTCGGCGATCCGGGCTCAGATGCTCCAGAAGTTCGAAGAAGCGGTGATCACCACGAGCCGCGGGGCGGCCGCAAAGGGCGGCTTCTACGAGGTCGCCGAGGACTACGAAGGCGAGCTCCCCGGCGAGAACGACGAGGGCGGGGTGTCCGATCTCCTTCGCCGCAACGTCGAGCCGGGAGAATGGGAAGCCCTCCCCCGCGGGATCAAGGCCGTGCCCTACGACCCGCAGTTCCCGCCGGCCAATCTCGGCGAGATGACGAAGGTCATGATCCGCGGCCTCGCGGCCGGTGTCGGCGGGGCTTACCACGCGATTTCGCAGAACCTCGAAGGCGTGAATTATTCCTCGATCCGGGCCGGTGACCTCGAACAGCGCGGAGTGTGGCGGGCCCTGCAAGCCTTCGTCATCGACCACCACGAGGAGCCCTATTTTTGCGAGTGGGCCCGCATCCTCCGCATGAACGCCGAGACGCCGATCGACGGCCGGAAGCTGGACGCCTGCCTCGATAACGACGAATACCGCTTCCTCGGCCGCGGCTGGGATTGGGTCGATCCTCAGAAGGAAGTGCTCGCCCACAAGGAAGCCATCGCGCTCGGGCTCACGACCCGCGGCCGGGTGATCGCCGAGCGCACCGGGGAAGACATCGAGGACGTTCTCGACGACCTGGCTCTCGAGAACGCGATGATGATTGAGCGCGGACTCGAGCACCGGATCGGTGTCGTCGTGCAAGCCTCCGAGAAATCGGGCGGCGGGGCCAAGCCGGCCGGGACCGAGGAACAGGAGTCCGAGGAGGAAGAGTGATTTCCGGGCGGGCTCACTGGGGTTTTTTTGTGTTTCCCCCTCTGAGCCCATGAACCGGCTCGCGTGTTTCCTGGCTGGTTGGCACGCGGGCCGGATCTCTCTTTTTGAGCCGCGACAGGTAGCGCATGGCGACCGAAAAAAAGAACGGCCCCCTTGCTGCGGGAGCAACGGAGAATCTCACGATCACGAACCTTGCCCGGTTCGGCGTCATCTGGCGGGACGGCCGGATTGAGGTCGCGATGATCCAGCCGAGTTCCGGCAACCCCGTTCCGGTCTTGAATGGCGCGGAGTCCTACGGCTCGTACGTCGGGGACATGGTCGGGGTCACGCTTCGGCTCGTGAATCGCGGTGCAACCGATGTGAACGTGAGCGTCTTCGAGGAATGAGCACGATCCGAGCGACCATTAGACCGACCATCAGGCCCACTGTTAAGGCTCGCCCTGACGGCTCGCGCACCCTGCCCCCCGGCACCTTGACCTACCAGAGCCGCGCCCTCACCTTCGGCGGCAAAATCCTGACCTATAACAGCTAATACCATGAGCAAGCTCCCACTTGAAACCGCGACCAACGCGGAAAAACTCGGCATCCGCGCAACCCTGGGGCTCGGCACCGAAGACTTGCCAACACTTCGGGGCCTGAGCCTCGCCCGCGATGCGAGCAACTCAGTTTCCGTGGAGGTCGGCACCACGGGCAATGTTATTTCTACCTATGTCGGAACCCAGCCAGGCGTCCAGCATCTTGCAACCCGCGACGGAACATTTGCGTTTGAGGTTCGGAACACATCAACGGGCAACAACGCAAACGCGGTAATCATCGCCCAAACGCTTGGGCTCGGAGACGCCTACACGCGATATACTATTCCGTCTGGCAGCTGGACGGCGGGCCTTGATAACTCCGATGCCGACAAATACAAAATAGGCGTGGGGTCCACTGTAAATCTGGAAACGTGGTTTGAGATATCCGCAACCGGAGCCTCGCGCTTTTTTGGCTCCGTGGACCTACAGCGCACCTCAGACTCGACCAACTTTGAGCGGCTCGGAATGCGCTGGGACGGTTTCGACGCAAAAATTGGCACGACCAAGGGCGGCACGGGCGGCCCTCGCGATCTGGTTTTCGAGGCGGACGGCACCGAGCGGTTGAGGGTCACGGCGGCGGGCGAACTGCGGACGTCTTCAACATTGTATTTTTCCGCGACCGAAGATTTCGCGACCCGCCGAAACCTGACAAATCTTGATTTCGTCTTGCCATCCGGAGGCACTGGCTCATTCCGGTTTCGCAACGGATTGAGCGGTCATATTCCATTCCTGATCAACCAAAGCGGCAACGTCGGAATCAACACGCAATCGCCATCGCATCGTCTCGATGTCGTTGGCAGCATCAGGGCTAGCCAGCCCATCATTTTTCCAACCTACACCGTCGCAACGGCCCCGGTCGGAGCCAGCTACATCGGCGGGATGATTTACGTCTCAGACGAGGCGGGCGGCCCGACCATGGCATTTTACGACGGCACCAACTGGCGGCGAGTCCAGGACCGCGCAATCATCTCACTCCCCGCCTAATCCCACCCTAAAATACCATAATACCATGTCCCTAACATTGCCCACCCCTCTTGAAATACCCGCCGTAGCTGCTAAAAGCTATCCACATATCTGGTTGCTCAACGTTATCGCATCGGCTCCGTCCATGCAATCCGGCAGCATCCGGATAGAGACTTTGCCATGCAACCGACAGACCGGGGACATTGCAACCGGCGACCACATGCAGGCAATCTCGACCGGCAGGCTTTGGGATGCGGTCGAACAGGTGCCCGAGGTTGCTGCCGCGATGCACGCGATCTTCGCCGCCGTCGAACCGCTGCGGGCGTGGGTCGCCGCGCAGGAAACCGCGCAGGATCTTACGCGCTGAGAGCCGCGACAGGCCGGCCATGACCGCAACGCCTGAACGCCCCGCCGGAATCCAGACCCGCTCCGTCTCCGGGGCCTTCACCCGCATCCGCGCCGAGGGCGAGGCTGCCGACGACGCCGTCCGCTTCGAGTTCATCGCCAGCACCGACGGCCCGGTCGAGATGTGGCGCGGCATGTTCGAGATCCTCGACCACTCGCCGAACGCCGTCCGCGCCGGCTGGTTCCAATCCGGCAACGCGCCGGTCCTGTGGATGCACGACCGCAACGACCAGCGCGGCGTCGTCGAGTCGGCGAAGGTCGAGGACGGCAAGCTGAAGGTCACCGTCCGCATGTCGTCGAGCGAGACGAAGCTGATCAAGGACATCGAGGACGGGATCATCCGTAACGTCTCGGTCGGCTACCGGATCCACGACGAGAAGATCGACAAGCGCGAGTCCGACCCGACCACCGGGCAAGTCCTCTCCACCACCTGGCGCGTCACCGACTGGGAGCCGAAGGAGGTCTCCTTCGTGTCGATCCCTGCCGATCCCGCCGCCGGCTTCCGCGCCGAAGACGAATCTCTGAAGAGCCGCGTCAGGTTCCTCGAAGACAAGGCACGCGCCGAATTTCCATCACGCACCACCAATATGACCGCCACCGACTCCCCGCCTGTCATCTCCGTTTCGGAGGCCGACAAGAGCCGCACCGACGCCGTGACCGCCGAGCGGTCGCGCATCGCCGGAATCCATGAAGCCGCCGAAGCTGCTCGCAAGGGCAACATGGGCGACTTCGCCGCCCGCGCACAAGAAGGCATCGAGAAGGGCGAGAGCCTGGCCGACTTCCAGCGCCACGTCTTGGCCAACATGAAGCGCACCGAGCCGGTGACCACCGCATCCCTCGGCCTGACCGACAAGGAGCAACGCCGCTACTCGCTGCTCAACGTGCTCGACGGCCTGAACGAAGGCGACTCGAAGCGTTACGAGTTCGAGCTTGAAGTCTCCCGCGCTGCCCAGAAGGCGAACGGCCACGGCACCGGCGAGCGCATGACCATCCCGACCGACATCCTCCTCCGCGGCTGGTTCCCGAAAGATCCCGCCGTCGCCGCCCGGATGGGCTTCTCCGATCGCGAGCGCACCCTGATCAGCGTCTCGGCCGGCTCAACCAACGCCTCGAACCTCGTCCCGGAGCAGTTGATGGCCGACATGTACATCGAGTCTCTCCGCGAGGCCACGGTCTTGCTTGCCGGTGCCACCATCCTTCCCGGCTTGATCGGCGATGTGGACATCCCGATCGAACTCACCAACCCGCTCTTTTACTGGGTCGGGGAAGACCTCGAGCCCACCGAGGGCACGTGGACCGCCTCCCAGATCGCGTTCCGCTTCAAGACTATTGCGGCCCGCATCCCGATGACCCGCCGGTCCCTCAAGCAGACGACCCCGAACATCGAAGGCATCATTGCCTCGAACCTCCGCCGCGGTGCTGCCCTCGGCATCGAGCGGAAGGCGTTCGTCGGCGCGTCCAGCGCGACCCAACCGGGAGGCATCCTCAACACCGCCGGCATCGGCGACGTTGCCACCTCCTCGACCCTGACCCACGCGCACCTGATCGAGCTTCGGACGGACGTCGGCGCGGCGAACGCCCCGCTTGCCAACTGCGAGTTTTTCACCAGCTCCCGCGGGGTCGGCATCATGCGCGGCACGGCGATCGTGGCCGGCGATGCCAAGCGCGTCGCCGAGTGGGGTCCTGACGGTCGCCTCTACTGCGAAGGCCGCCCGGTCAACGAGTCCAACCTCGTCCCGGACAACCTCGGAGTCGGCACCAACAAGACCGCCATCCTCTTCGGCGATCGCGCCTCGGTCTATGTCGGCATGTGGGGCGGCCTCGAACTGGCCGTCGACACCTCGACCAAGGCCAACACCGGCGGCAAGGTGCTGCGCGCCTTCCAGGACTGCGACATCCAGATCCCGCAGGCCGCCCGCTGGTCCGCGATTCAGGACCTGTAAACCTCTTGGGAAGGAGGGCCGGTCGTGCAAGTGCGCGGCCGGCTCCCTTCCCTCAACCAAAACACAACCATGGCCAAACACACTGTTTATGCGACCCGGCAAACCCGCTACGATGGCGAGCGCATTCTCGCCGGCACCAAGCTCTCGGTCGACGAGTCAGAGATGCCTCAACTGATGGCATCCGGGCGCTTCACCACCGACCCCGAGCTTGCCCCGAAGCTCGACAAGCCGAAGGCCGAAAAGCCGACCGCCTGACCGCACCCCCGCAGCCCCGCACCCGATGACCCTCGCCGAACCATCCGCCACCCTTTTCGAGACCGGCCTCCCCGCCAGTTTTGAGAAAGAGGATGGTTCCGGCGAAGTGGTCGAGGTGCGGTGCATCCTTGAAAACGCCACGGAAGAGCGCGAGACCGGCGACACCCGCCGAGCCGCCGCCGCCTGGCACCTGACCTGTCCATCCTCCCAGGTCGCCGCCTTCCTCGAAGCCGACACCGTCACGATCGGATCGAGCGTTTACCAGATCCTCGACCGCGTCGCCGATGACGGCACGGCCTGCACTTTCCTGCTCCACCTTCCTTCCTGACCCATGCCTGCTCTCCGCATCGAAATCCGCGCCAAGATGGCCGCCCTTGTGGCAGCCCTCGACGGCTTCACCACCGACGACGTCTCCACCCACAAGCTCGACAAGGTCGAGAAGGGCAACGAGGCGAGCGTCTACCTGCAAGGCGTGAACTCGGAGCCGGTCGCCGCCCGCGGCATTCGCAAGCGCGACCAGCGCGTCAACGTGTCGCTTTTCCTCGAAGACCCCGCCGACGCCGAGGCCAAGGCTTCCCTGCTGCTCAACGAACTTGAGGCCGCTGTCGAGGTCGCTCGCCGCGCTGCCGAGTTTGGCACGATCGCCGGCGTCTATCTCGAAGCCGCCACCATCGCCCACGACCCGACCAGCAAGGGCAAGCGGGCCGACCTTCACGCGACCTTCCTTTTCGAATACACCGAGGCAATCGCCTAACCACCCCATCACTCACCCACTACGACCATGCCCGCAGGAGCAACCATCAAAGGAGAAGACGGCATCATCAAGATCGGCGGCACGCTGGAAATCCCCATGCTGACCGGCTGGGAGTTTTCGGCCCAGGCTGACATTTCCGCGCTCGATACCCGCGTGATGAAGAGCAACAACGACGGCGGCTCTGGTGCTGCCGGCGGGTTCGCCGCTCAGTCCCTCGGCACGAAGAGCGCGAACTTCACCGCCACCCACCAGTGGCAGGAAGACGGCGATGTCGGCGCGCAAGAGCTGCTCCGCACCGACGATGTCGGCAAGTCGGTCACCTTCGACCTCTACCCTCGCTTGACGACCTCGGGCAAGCGGAAGATCAGCGGGACCGCCCTGATCGCCTCCGTTGGCGTCGCTTCCGAAGTGGCCGGCGTGATTACCCAGACGAACAGCTTCACCGTTGACGGCGTCTGGACTGATACCGAGATCTCCTGATCCGCCCGCTCTGATTCTCCCCCGCTGGCGGCCCGGGTATCGGCCGCCGTTTTCGCTTCCAGCCATCCAAACACATGTCCGCCAAAGCCAGCCCGCTCGACTTCCTGCAGAACCATTTTGACACCCTCAAGCCTCGCGCCGTCGAGGTCGAGGGGTTCCCGTTCCTGCTTACCTTCGCCCCGCTCAACGCCGAGCAAACCTTCAAGTATGTCTCCGCGGCCAAGGCCTCGAAGGCTGCCGACCAAGCTCGCCTGTTCGCCGAGGTCATCGTCGAGGTGGTCAAGCTCGAAGACGGCTCCCCGGCCTTCCCTCTCGTCCGCGGCGGCCCGAATCCGGTCGAGATCCTGACCAAGAAGACGCCGCCCGCGATCTTTGCCCTGCTGGTCGAGGAGCTTGGCAAGGAGTCGCCGACCGAAGAGGCCGAGGCGGTCGAAAAAAAGTGAGAGCGAAGGGCCGCCCGCTCCTGCTGCCCTTCTACTTTCTCGCGCATGAAACCGGCCGGACGCTCGCCGAGGTGCGGGCCATGCCGGCAGGCGAATTCTTCTCCTGGCTGAACTTCCACGGGTTCGGCCGGATGATCGAGGAATCCAAGTGAGCCGCGACAGGTGAGGCCATGGCCACCGGTACCCGCACCGCCCGTTTCATCATTTCCGCCGTCGATCGCACCCGCGAGACGATCCGGCGGATCACCGGCAACGTGGACGGGCTCGGCTCGTCCTTTCAGCGGATGGGCAAGCTCGTGGGGCCTGCTCTGGCCGGTCTCGCCACCGGGGCCGCGGTGAAGGGTTTCGCGAGCATGATCCAGCGGGCGAACGACCTGACCGACAGCTTGCGGGACACCTCGATTCGCCTCGGGATCGGGGTCTCCGATCTCCAAGCCTACCAGCTCGCCGCGGGCAACGCCGGGATCGAGGCCGACCAACTGACCGGAATCATCGGCAAGCTCAACAAGGCCGCGGGCGAGGTGAAGCTCGGCACGGCCTCCGACAAGATCGTCGAGGCCTTCGGCTCGCTTGGCATCACGACCGACGAGATCAAGCGCAGCAACCCGGCCGAGCTTTTCGAGCAGGTGATCGAGGGCCTCGGCGGGATCCAAGACCCAGCGACCCGGGCCGCGCTCGCAATGCAGGTTTTCGGCAAGTCGGGCCAGACCGCGCTGACGCTGGTCGCCGATGGCACCGGCAGCCTCCGCGAGTCCCGGCAACTGCTGGACGAGCTCGGGCTCTCGCTGACCAGGCTGGACGCGGATAACGTCGACAGCGCGAACGACGCCCTCGGCACGCTCGCTTTCGTGGCCCAGGCCGCGAAGCAGAAGATCGGGGCGGAACTCTCTCCCGCGATCGCCGAACTTGCCGGCCGACTGCTCGAAGCCGGGAAGAACGGCGAGACCATGGGCAACCAGATCAAGGAGGGCGTTTCCTCCTTCGTGCAGTTCATCAACGGCGCGCTGATCGCCGGCAACGCGCTTTCCGCGATGTTCAACCTGATTCAAGCCGGATTCGCCGCGGCCGGCGCTGTCGTGCTCGGGTTCGCCTCGGACTTCGTGACCGCGATCGGGACCACCGCACCGAAGGCTTTCAACGACCTCCTTGCCGCCACCGAGAGCGGGCTCACGAAGATGCAGCAGGGTTTCGCCGACTTTGCCACCTCGGCCGCGAATGTGGTCGTCTCTGGCATGAACAAGTCGATCACCGCGGTCGACACGCTCGTCAACGCGGCGGCGGCCGGCATCTCGAAGTTCATCGACCTGGCGAATCAGGTGCCCGGGGTCAACCTGCCGAGCTTCTCCTACTCCCAGACCTCCGAGAAGGCTTCCCGCTTCTCTCGCTTCCCGGTCGATCCGATCAACCTCGGCCGGGTTGGGCAATTCGGCAGCGGCTTGGCCGACACGCTCGGCGGCTACTCCGAAGGCATGGACATGCAGGCGAACAGCCAGCTCGCCGACTTCGACGCCGATGTGCGGCAGGCGACCGACGCCCTCAATTCGGGCCTTGGCCAGACGGCCGCCACGCTTGACGAGGCCACCGGCTACGCGAACGAACTGACCGGCGCGATCGGCGGGGCAGCTGCCGGCGGCGGCGGGGGCTCTGGCGGGGGAGGTGGCGCGGTCGGGGCGGTCGAGAAGCTCAAGGATAAGACCGACGAAGCGGCCAAGGGGTTTAACCAGATTTCCGAGATCGGGCAGGCGGCTTTTGGCGGCATCGAGCGGGCGATCGACGAGGTCACCAAGACCGGCAAGCTCGACTTCGCCGACATGGCTCGGAGCATCCTCTCCGACATCGCGGCCATCATCGCGAAAAGCGCGATCCTCGGCGGCATCCTCGGCGCCTCGCAATACGGCGGGAACGGGCAAGGTCTGGTCGGCCCGCTGGTTTCCGGGTTCTTTTCGAGCGGCGCCGGGGGCGCGTCCTTTGCCGGCGGCGGATTCACCGGCATGGGCTCGCGCTCGGGCGGGGTCGATGGCAAGGGCGGCTTCCCTGCCATCCTTCACCCCAACGAGACGGTGATCGACCACGCCCGCGGGCAAAGCATGGGCGGCGGGGTCAACTACAGCCCGACCATCATCGTGCGCGAGACCATGCCGGCCAGCGTCGGCGCTCGCATCATCCGCGAGGCGGTCGAGGGATCGAAAGCCGCGCTTGCCCAAATCAACGCCCGCGGGGGCAACCGCCGCAAAGCCTACGGGCTCGGCTGACTCTCATGATCTACGAATCCACCCAGAACTTTCCGGCCGACATCGGCCAGACCGACGTGACCCTTCGCGCTGTCAATCTCGTGGGCGAGCAGCGCGGCCCCTTCAACGCCAAGCGCGAGGTGCAGGTGTTCCCGGGCGCTCACTGGGAGATGGAGATCGCGTTCATCCCGACTCTCCGCGCCGAAGCCCAGCGGCTCGAAGCCTTCCTCCTTTCCCTCCGCGGCAAGGCCGGGACCTTCCGCCTGGCCGATCCCTACCGCTCTCTCCCGCTCGGCGCGAGCCTCGGTACACCCTTGATCCGGGTCGCGACCGTGGCCGGTGACGAGGCCGTCTTGACGAAGGGCTGGACCGTGAGCCAGTCCGACGCGCTCAAGGCCGGGGACTTTATCGAGATCGGCACCCGGCTCCACATGGTGCTGCAGGACGCCGACGCCGACGCTTCCGGCCATGCCGCGGTGAACGTGTGGCCGCCGATCCGGCAGGTTCATGCGGTCAACGCCTCGGTGATCACCCGCAACGCCCGCGGGGTGTTCGCCCTCGATGCCAACGCGGTCGAGTTCACCCGCGGGGTGAACGGCTACAACGGAGCTTTGCTCCGGGCCGTGGAAGTCGTTTGAGAGCTGCGACAGG